TGCGCCGCTGGACCCATGATCGTGCTTCCGTCCGGCATGACAAAGGGTTCGTGAAACGCCACCCCCTCGGGGTTGAGCTCCGGAATGGGCTTGCACATGGGGCAGACGCGCTCGTCCTTCGCCACGTGCCAGAACCGGCGGAGCTCGTGCGCCTGGACCTTGCCTTCCTGAATGGCCTGCTGCCACTTGAGGTGCCCGCCCTTCCACAGCGCGGTGATGCTCTCCGTGCGCGCGACGGTTTCCGCCCGCTGCTTGAGGAGCTTCTCCTCGAACCGCTTGACGTGCGTCTCAATGGCGTCCGGGGTCAGGGCGCTCTTGGCCTCGGCGGCCCGGAGAATGCTCCGGTCGAACCGCTTGTCCCGGGTGTTGCGCCGCAGGGCTTCCTTGAGCGGCTGGCCCTTCGCGCCCCCGCTGAGGAGCTTGCGGTAGTTGTGTACCGCTTGCACGTCCTTGGGGGCCATGCCCACCAATGGACGGAGCTGGATTGCCGTCGTGGTGGGGTGAACACCGCCCCGGAGCCCCAGCTCCAGGTGGTGGAGCACTCCCGCGCGCAGCTCCGCGGACACGTTCTGCACCAGCTTCAACTCACTCTGGCGCAGCGCCGTGCTGACGGCGGGGTTGAAGAGGTTGAAGTTGACGCTCAGGAGCCCGGGAATCCGCTGTGCGCCACCCACCACGGCCTCCCGCAGGAGCGCCTGGAACTCGCTGAGGTCCAGGTGCTGGAGCAGGAGCTCCGGGTTGTTGGTGCGGACCACCTCCGCCAGGAGCTCGGGGCTGGCCCCCGTCTTGAGGTGCGCCACCGCGCGCTGGAAGGCGTCCCGGAGCTTGGGCTCGAGCCGGGTGGCGTAGGCATCCAGCTCGGCCCAAACGGCCTCGTCGCTCATTTCTTGGGCTTACAGCCCGCGCACACGCGCGTCGGAATGCCCTTGAGCTCGACCACGCGAGTGTCCGAGCGATAAAGCCGGCAGAGGGCGCACTGGAGAAGCCGGGCCATGGCCTAGCCCTGCGTGACGGTGTGGGGCAGGTTGGCCACGGACTTGAGGTGCTGCTCGAGCTTCGGGTCGGGGAACAATTGCGCGCCCGCGCCCGCAATGGACGTGATGAAGGCGCCCAGCGCCTCGAGGTTCGGCGCCTGGAAGTCGCCCGGCTTGAGCGTGGGGCGGAGCTTTTCGTCGAAATTGTTGAACTTCCACAACCGCCCCACGAGGTGACGGTTGATTTGGTCTCCAATCACCCCGAGGAACGCTCCGCCCGCCTTGGCAAAGAGGTCCGTTTTGTCGCTACTGAGGGCGAACGACCCCACGGCTTCCTGACCGAGCATGATGAAGTCCGTCATCATTGAGCTGAGCATCCGCCGGTCGTAGCGGTCCACAATGGGGCTCAGGTCAGCGGGCTTCTTGTTGTCCGCCACCACGAACCCCAGGTCGTACAGTGGGGTCTTGGTCTCGTGGTGGACGTCGCTGGGAATCACCACGCTCCCCATGCGGTCCGCCGCCACCCGGTCCGCCATCTGGCGCCACATGTTCCCAATCGCGAGCTCGGGCCCGCTCAACCCGCTCTCCAGGTACTTGCCCGGAATGCGCGCCACCACGATGCCTGCCGCGCGCACCGCCGCGCGTCCCTCCGCCTCCTCGATGGTGTTCTTGCGGAGGTACGTGATGTAGGCGTTGCGCAGAATGCTGCGCCCTTCCGGGCTGCGGAGGCGCGGCGAGGTGGTGAAGTTGAGCAGCTTGTCGCGGGGGATCAGGGCGTTGGGGCGCCCCAACACGAACTGCTCCAGCCCCAGGAGCTCGCCCGCCTCGTCGAAGTGCCACTGATGCACGGTCTCTTGCGACCGGAGGGCAATCTTCCCCACGCCGAGGGTGCCGTCCGTGAAGGCGCTGGATTGGCGCGGATCACGCTTGGGGCCTCGGCGGACCTTGTACACCACCTCCATGGGGGCGAAGCCGTACTCCAGCATGGAGAGGGCCTCCGCCACGAGGTCCCCGAAGGGGTACATCATGTCCTGGAACAGCACAGACTCGAGCCACTCCTTGGCTTCCACGGCTTCCGGCGTGTCGTCCTTGGGGTCAATGGTCCACTGGACGTTCCGCAGGAGCATGGTGAACGCGAACAGCGACGCGCCGATGATGGGGTCGTTGTCCGCCATCTCGCGGTACTTCTTGGCGCCCTGAACCCCCCGGAGCTGGGGGAGGAAGTCCTGGTAGAGGAAGCCCTCGCGCGGGGTCGCGCCCGGGAGCCCTGAGTGACCGAGCTCGTGGAGGGCTTCGCCCCGGCTGATAGTGCCGTCCGTCTCGTTGTCAGCCATTGGTCAGGAGCTCGGAGCCAAAGGGGGAATGGAGCACGCCGCCTTCCACGTTGGCGGACGGAATGTGATGCGCGAGGATGTTCCACTTCTGCCACAGGACGTAGCCCAGGGCGTCCGGCAAGTGGTCCAGCCCTGCGTCCTTGTCCTGCTGGTTAGTGCCTTCCTTCCACGTCAAACCTTCCAAGCACTTCGTGAGGCGAGGGGTCGTCGAGGGACGCAGGGTGAGGCGACGCCGCCCACTACCGGACTTGAGAAGGCTTTGCACGTTGTTGACACGGTCATGCACGCGCGGGTTACTGCGGTTCACCAACACCTCAAAGCCGTTCGCCGCGAGGATAGACAGGTCCGTTTGCCCCAAGGGCGCGTTGGTACCCTGCTGTGCTCCCGACGCATCCGGGCACACGATCATACGCCGGTCCGGGTACTTGGCCCGGAGCGCCTCGCACATTTCCTGAGTGTTACTGCTCTGGAGCTCGAGCTCCCCCAACACCTGCGGCCACCCGAGGCAGTCCTGCACAATGACCGCGCTCATGGGGTTGATGTTGAAGTCCATGCCCACGTACAGGTCGCGCCCGAGGTCAATGATGGCGCTATCCCAGTTGCCCGTGGGCCAGCCGTGGCGCGTGAAGTTGGCGTAGACGCGACCCTGGAGCGTCTCAAAGCTGGCCTCGAACTCCTGGCGGAAGACGCGCGGGTCCAGGTCAGCGCGGGCCTCGAGGATTTCACTCTGGAACACCCGCCCGCCATGCGCAGTGGTGAAGGTGAACGCCTCCCAGCCGGGCTTCTTGGCCACACCGCGCATGTGCGCGTCATAGAAGTGGTTGTAGCCCTTGGGCGTCCCGAAGAAGCCCGCACGCCCCTGCTTGTCCGCCAAGGCGGGGCGGATGACCTCGTCCCACGTGATGGGGTCAATGTCGGCGAACTCGTCAAAGTCCGCCAGGTCCAGGCCCGGGCCCCGGAGGCTGTCCGGGTTGTTGGCTCCCAGCAACTGGACCCGGCTCCCGTTCACGAGCTCAATGGAGAGCTCGGACTCGTTCTTCCGGCGGATGTACGCCGGGGGGATCATGTCCTTCAGGGGACGCCAGAAGATGTCCTTCCCCTGCTTGTACGTGGGGAAAATGACCCGGCATTCCTGGTTCGGCTTACACACCGCCTGATGGTACTGCCGCACCCCGATGAGCGTGGTCTTCCCAAAGCGGCGGCCTGCCACGAGCGTGACAAACCGGGCCGCACTCCGGAAGACGCGCGACTGCGCGACACCAAGGGCGGGGGCGCTCACTTGTCGAGCCGGGCGTGATACTTGACGTGCGTGAGGATGCCCGCCACGCTCTGGGCGAACACATACCCGCGCCACGCCCGCGTCCCGGCGAGCTCGCGCCAATCCACCTCGTTGGTGGGGACGTCCTCCCCATCCCGAGGGCCGCCATACGCCGTCACAAAGCCGGGTTTCATGCGGCGTGTACCTCGCCATGACGGATGAACCCGTGCCACCCCTGCCGCACCACGCGGTTGGTGTCGGGCTCCACCTCGTACTCGTTGATGCTGGGGCTCAGGGAGAGCGTGTCGGGGTACGCGCCTGTGGCGGCCCAACGGTAGGTGCCGTCCGGCTGCTGGCCAGCGGTGCGCCCCACCCGAACCCGCAACGTGTGGAACGGGCCAAAGGGGCAGTCGCCCCCGAGGGGGCACAGGAACAGCAACACGCCGTCCTCGAGCGTGCCTTTCAAACGCGGGTCCAGGTCAATGAGTCGCATGGGGTACTCCTCCGACGTTGCGGCTTGCGGGGGCGGGGTGGACCAAGACACGTGTCGCAGGCAGTGCGTGGGCGGCCTCGGCGCACTTCAATCAGGCCGCCGCACGCGCACGTGCGCGGGGTGCGCTTGTGGTAACGCCGGTAGTACGTCTGGTTCCAGCCTGCGCGCCGGGCGGGAATGCACTGGGCGCAGAACCGGGCTTTGCTGTTCTCGACCCCGGAGGCGCAGACTTGGCACCTGAGCTGGCCCGGGGCCACGGGCGGGAGCAATTGTTGCGGGGCGGCCTGTTTCTGGTTGCGAGTGACCCCTTCGAGGCAGGGGTAGCACCGCACGCGGGTCCGGCCATTGCCGTCAGACTCCAGCACTTGCCGGCGACCGCAGTCGTGGGCGTCCGCCCAGCCGATGATTTTGAACGGGGGCGGCATGACCCTTCCTCCTGCTGGCATGGGTTGGGAACTTTCCTTGGGGGGAATCGAGCGCGCGGTAGCGAAGCTCACGGCACAGGGTCCGGCTTGCCCTCGGGCAGCGGGGCGTCCTCAGCGGCCAGCGGGAACACGGGCGCCGGGAGCTTGGCCACGTCTGCCGGGTCCATCTCCGCGGTACCCACGAAGCCCAGCCCCACACGGGCGTAGAGCTCCGCGATGGCAATGACGTCCTTGAGCGGCGTGGTGAACACCCCCTCGTGCTGTGCGTCAATAGCCTGCTCCAGCCGGGGGCGGATGCGCGCATCGAACACGTGCTGCATGGAGAGGCGAATCTCGCCACGGGTGCGGCCACTGAGCTGCGTCCCCACGCCGAGCGCCTTGAACGGCTCGAGACTCGGGGGTGGCGCTGGGGCGTCCGCCGGGGGCGTCACAGGCTTCAGGGTCCGCTCATTGGCGGGCCCCTTGCGCTTGCGGCGCTGATTGCGGTTAGGCTTCTGTGGCATAGGCCCACGGTACACTCACGCGGGCTCTTGGACTACCTCAAGTGCACCGTGGTAGTGGTTGTAGACAGAGCGACCATAGCTACAACCCACCTTCCACGCGCCTATCCTCCACTCCTCTCACGTTTACAACAAAACCCGTTGTACTCGTGGTACACTTTTCGTTTTTTATTCTCGCGTTGACCCACACGCGTCATGGAGGAGAGAGGGACCACCACCGACTATGCTCTAGAACAGCGCGAGCTGGGTTGGCGGGCCACTCAAGTGCTCCCAACACACCACGCACGTAGGCGCACGCTGACCCGGGACCCCCACCTCAACCACAATCGGCTTGGCGCACCGGGGGCAGGCCGTGGCATTGAGCAACACGTCCTTGGCCACGGGAAAGGTGTTCGGTCCCCACACCAAGCTCTGCCCGCGCCCGAACCCCATGGGGAGCTCCGTGTCCTCCCCTTCCAGGAAGGTGTCAAACAATACCTCCCCCTTGGTCGTCACAGCCCACGCCGCCCAGCCTCGCTTCGCAAAGAGGTGCACTGCCTCCACACTCGACGCCTTCGCCTTGACCCGGGCCAACCCCCGCTTCCGCGCTGCCGCCTCGGCATGGTCGAGCAACACGCGCATGCTCCCGGTGCGCCGGAACGCGGGGTCCGTGTGGAGCCCGTAGACGTTCAGGTGGGTCCGGGTGAACCCCACGGCGCACAAGGCGGTGACCAGGGTCCCGGCGTGGAGCCCGTACACCGTGGCGCCCCTCCACTTGTACACCCGGAACTCGGCGAGAAGGGCCCGCTCGTTGGCGAGCGCCTTGCTCTTGCCGAGCTTCCCCCGGAACCGCTTCGTGTACAGATCCACGTCCTGAATGGTCGCGAGCTCTACGACGCGCACAGCGCCCTCACAAAGTCTAGGGTGGCGAACCAATTCGCCCCCTGCCCCCACTGCCGGGTGGGACGGTTAATGGCGTCCGTGCTGACAATGAACTTTAGCCATTCCGGGCGTCCGTCGGCGCGCCAGTAGTACCAATCCTCGGTCCCTACACGCAGCAGGATGCCACAGCGCCCGCCGTTCCGCGCCCAGCGGTTCAGCCAGAACGCCTGCGCGGGCTGGAGCCCGTGGCCGCCATAGGTCAACACGGGCGTGGTGCTCAGGTCTTTGGGGAGCGCCTTGAGCCACTTGAGCTCCAGGAGCCCGGTCAACGGTTGGCCGTCCGTGTGGAACTTATGGTTCCCCTGTTGGTCTACGGGTTTGAGCGTCCAGAGCGTGTCGGGAATGCCGTCGTTGAAGCGGTCCGTGAGGCGCTCCACGTGGAGGAACGGCTTCAGCTTGGGCTGGAGGTACTCCCACATATTATTTTCGCTCACGGCACGAGCTCCACGGGTTGAGGTTCCAGAATCAATTCCGACAACAGGAGCGGGGCCAACGAGGTGCTCTCCTCGGGGAGGGTACACACCTCGACGGTCTTGCTGAGCACCAACCGCCCGAGCCCCGGGGGCACCCACGTCACCGTCACATAGTCCGCCACGTTCTCCCTGGTCCGTTCCATCACGTGACAGTACAGCTTCCGCCACAGGGCCACCGAGAGCCCTATGTGAACCTGGAACGTGTCCGGGTCCTCAATGGCCGCCCAGCGATAGCCCTCGAGCTGGAACACATGGACGTGGGGTCGCGGGGCCAGGAGCTTGGCCAGCGCGGTCAGCATGACCTCCTGCTTCATGCGTTCCCCTTGGTGAAGCGGAGGCACGGGCAGAGTTGAAGCGTGAGGCGGAGCCCGGTCCCCCGGTACGGCTGGGTGCGCACCGCGACGCCCGTCCCGTGGCACGTCTCACAAAACACGGTAGTGGTGACCGCGTAGCCTTGCGCCCGCGCCTCGTCTACGGAGAGCCCAAGGGTGGTGAGTTGCTCCTGAAGCCACTGCGACTTGAGCGTGACGCTCGCCATGGCGGCTTTGGCGAGGCTATCGTTGAGAGTCATGGGGGGCGGGACCGTTTCGCTTGCCGATGTCGCTCACGTGGACCGCGAGCCGCGCAAAGGCGTTGAAGATTTGTTCTTGGTGGTCGCTGGGAATCCGCTCGCTGTCGGGCCCTCCTCGGGTGACCTCGCGAGCCAGCCGGACTTTCTGTTGGAACTCCTCAGCGAGTTGATCGAGGAGCCACGTATCACTACGGCGGAGCATTGGGGCACTACTCCTTGTCGAGAGAGCTTCCGTTGAGTTTCGCCAGGTTGATGGTGGTGATCAACACGTCATGGTGGTGTTGGCGCGCGTGCCAACGTCCGGTCTCCGTGACCTTGTGTATAGGGTTCTTGATGTCGGGGAAGGTGCCCGTGTCAATGGTCCGTTCGTACGGACACTGTTGACACTTGGCGGTCGTGATGGTGCGGTGCCCCACTGGCATGAGGGGGGCTTGACGTCGTGGGTGGAACTTGTTTCCCTTGCGAAAGACCATAGCGGAGAAGCTACTCCGCTTGCTCCGCGAGGAAAGCGTCCCCCACCTGAGCCTCCACGCGGTCCATCAGCTCTTTGAGCCAGCTCCGGTACATGCCCTGCTCCTCGAGCGCCAGAAGCCAGAGCAGGTTCCACCGCACATCCACGGGGAGGACGGTGAGCCCGCACTCCGCGGTGCCGCCGTGGGCGGGGGCCTTCCGGATAGCGCTCAGGTGTACGTGGAACTCGCGCTCGGTGCCCTGCTCGCGCACGGCGATGACGTCGCCCACCCGGTACTCAGCCCGGATGCTATGCGTGAGCGTCCGGTGCATGAGGGCAAAGAGCGCCGGGGAGACCGTCAGGGTCTTGAGGTCCGGCGGGGTCACAGCAGGGCCGCAAGCGCGATCAAGCCGAGGCCAACGACGACACCAATCATGGCGCCGTCCCGAATCTGTTGTTTGGTTGTCATGGTTTGGGGCGAGAAGGGAGGGGACCAATACAGCGTATGGGCTTGTCGCGAAAGGGCTCTCCACGCGGGGTCCAGTACGCAAAGAGCCCCTGCCACCAGAGGTAGTCCTTGGGACTGATGGACCGGGCTTCGAGCGTGCGCTCGAGCGCGACGCTGCCCGTGCGACTGGGGTGCTCCGGATCCTGATAGCGTACCAGGATCCGGTCCAGTT